GAAATAGTCAACTTGGCTGCTGATTACCATAGCTTTCAAACTTTCGTTTGAAGCCGTAGGCTTCCCAGCAATTCACCGGATTTTCTTTGTTAAAAACAAAGCCACTCCTTTAAATGGGCAATATGTTATCGCAAAGGCTCTTTATCCCTTGCTTCTACATGTTTCCATGTAGGCCAGACTATATCATCATCCTATAACTCCCATGCTGAGGAGTCAAGGAGCTGGGCGCTCGTGGAGTTTTCATCTGTTCTAGATTACTAACTCTAGTCGTTGAACGTTCCGTCAATCCCTTGACGGCTTCGCTGCTGATTGCCTCTTTTGCATAGCAAAAGTAAGGTGTCCCAGCAATTCACCCAGTTTTCTGCCATCATTAAAATGACAGGGACCCTAATTAATCCACACCTGCGTAGGTCTGTTGTAGATTCATCATAATAGATGATTTCCTTTTCTAGGTTGACTTCAAAGATTGCGTTGGCAATCTAACCCAAAAGTCCGAAAACTTCGGGGTCACTGTAGTTATACCCACACTTTGCTAATGGAAGCCTAACCATAAAAAAGGAGCCCCTTTCGGAGCCCCGTAGTAAAAATTCAATCAGCAATCAGTTGAAGGTTGCAATAACCAAGGTACGACGACCGATCGTAACAATCTCACGAATAAGTGGAGTGGTACCATCTAGGGTAACGTTCACACCGCTGTTGGCGACTGGGAGTGCTTTACCGTCAGTGCCAACAGAAAGGCGGCTACCAATGGTAAAAGCAGCGACAGCCGAAGCGCTTACTTCGACGATCAAAGAGCCGCTACTGGCGACACTAACTTGACGGGCAGTTTGAGGTTGGGATAGTGCAGTCGGGATATAAGACTGGCTAACACCTACGATAGCCCCGGTAAAGGATGTTAAATTACCAGGGGAGCAGACTAGATTAGCTCCGGCATAGGTTGCTTGAGCGACGACCGAAAATTCAGGGATTTCGACTACGCCAATACTACCAGCTTGGTTGTCGGTAGCGGCTTGCCAGGTGGAAGCATATCTGATGTACTGTTTTGCGTAAACGGGTGCAATGTTTAGACTCATGATCTTTTTCTTAATATGTGTTGACTTTTGGTTTACTCTAGGACTTGTTTTTCACCTAGCTGATGTGATAATTGGTTTTACCCCCACTTACGTGGGGTTGCTGATGGGTTACCGGTAATCGACCAGACATCTGCATCTGTCATAGCATCTGCATCTCTGCCCAGGAAGTGGTAGGGAGCCAATGGGTTGCCAACCTAACTTCTCATATTCTTTGCATTCTTTGCAAGTTTTTTTGTCCTTTTTGGCAACTCGCATCATTTCTTTATGGCCTTGTTCTTCCTTCACTAGGTAATCACCCAGTTGAAAAAATGCGTAAGCTGGGGTAACAAGGTAGCGAGAAACCCTAGAAAAAACCCCTTGCCAGGTTTGCCCCACACCGGAATTAATCGAATTCTGTATGGCATCCTGAACCCCGGGGTCCTCAGAGTCGTAGTCGGGATCCTCTAAAATATCCCAATCATAGTCGCCAGATGGTCCTTTGGAGGCAAAATCCATTTCGTCACCGACTATAGAGATTGCATTATTGTCAAATCGAGCCTTTGTCACATTGAGGAATTTAAGTAATGGTGGCACCAATTGTCCGACAACTGTTGGCCATGCTTTTTCCAATTTTGCTTTAGGCTTCGATGATGCTGACCCAAGGTAGACTCCTGCTAAAGATGCCTCTAAGGTTTTGTCAACCATGGCACGAGAAAACTCGTCCCACTTTATGTCTTTGTCCTTAAGAGACTTAACTAAAAGCTTAGAATCCTTAAGCATCATACTCTCTAGATTCTCAATGGTTTTAGCCTTTCTAGCTAGGGATTCGGCATTAGAGAAAAAATCTCCCCTCCTTTTAGTGGCAGAGCCAATTAAGGAAAGGAGATCCATTTAGCTCAGTTAGAAGTCCAAAGGCAAGTTTTGATGGCTTCCAAATAGTCGGAGGCTTCACCGCGTTTTACCATTTCAAGGGCTCTTTCATGGGGATCCATGTTTTCTAAGGTTGCTTCAAATGCTTTGTCTTCCGGTCCAACAATTTCCCCAAAATGCACCATGCTTGGCAGGCGATTTAAAATTCCAAAGAGTTTAGACGTTGGTGTTTCACCTTCGGAGAATTCCAAGGTCCCAAATTCTAAACCTTCGCAGAAACTTTGCAGTTCATCTTGCTGAATGATGGCATTGGTCAGTTTGCCGTCGCTATAAAGATTCTCAACGTAGTGGGAAATCCTTTGTTTATGGGCATGAACTTTCTGCTCTTCGAATTCCTTTTTGAGCCTATCATTTTCTTTCCTAAGTGCCTCAACCTCTTTCTCAATCTCCCTGTAGATTTGGGCTGGGAATCCGGTAGGACGGGCTTGACCTGCAGAACCCATTCCGCTATACTTAACTTCTTCTTCCCCGTCAGAACAAGCTCCCATGGAACCCTTGGGCTCCTTATAAGTCGAACCCTTGCCTGTTACAGTCATTGGGTCTTCCTCCTCTGCTGCCCTTTTACGGCGGGACATTTCACCTTCAGCATGGTTGACGGATGCCTTCTCACCGGACTTCTGACGGACAACCCGGACCTTATCACTTTGGGTAGCATCCTTTACGTCAACTGCCATGTCGAGATCATCGGGATCTTCCTCAGAGCGAGTTGGGAAATCAGTCGGGCCACCCTCGCGGCCACGGGGGGCTTTACCACTGGAAGTCTTGGCGGATTTCGGTTCTCGGACGACTCCCTCTTCATCAGGCTCACCACCTTCGGCATGGTCGGCAATTGGGCCACCTTTGAGTGGGGCTCTTTTGTCGCTAGATGATTGGTGAATGACGCGGGAAGTTTTGTTACCTTTAACTGATTTGACATCTACTGCCATATCGAGATTGTCGGGGTCTTCCTCAGAAAGGTTAGAAACTGGGGTAGGCCCTTCGCTGCGGCCATGGGGATCCTTCCCATCGGAAGTTCCAGGGCGTTGCTTCTCCGGGTACTTGGTGCTGGCATCGTCGTACTGATCGTTGTTTCTATCTTTGGCCATAGTATCTTGACCAGCCCAACGACCTTCCTGACTATTGTCACCATCTTCCTCTCTGGCAGTTTTTAGGCGGTCTTCGTCTTGTTCGCTATTTTTTGCAGTCTTGAGACGGTCCTCGTCTTGTTCACCATCGCTGGTTACACCATCGCGGTCTTCCTCTGGGGCTTTACCGGCCTTTTGACGGGCTCCGTAGCTATCATCTTTAGATCGGGCAGTAACCGAACGGCCAGTAACTTTATCTCCGGTTTCACCTTTGTGAGTGCCAAAGGATACTTTCCCATTAGATGCGGTTTTGTGACTAACTTCGTCGTACTCTAGTTCATTGTACTCTGAATCCTCGTCATCCATTTCCTCTTCGTCCATGTCCGCTTCGTCAACAGGTTGACTGGGGGCTTTCTTTTTCTTGGACTTGGAAACTTCCTTATGCTGAGAATCGATACCTTCCTCAAATACTTGCTCAACAACCTGAACCTCCTGGCCACCAGCCCCTTTAGAGACACGGCGCTTAATGCCTTCCTCGAATTCGGTGTCTTGGCGCTCTGGTTCATCCTCGGAGGAGTCCATCATTTCGGACTCATTGCCACCTTCGGTAACTTCCTTGAATTCCCCGTCTTCTTCGGCATCATTAAGATCGGCTTTGGGGGAAGCCTCTGGTTTGGACATTTTTGGCTTGTTTTCTGGTGCTTTGGTTTCTAGATTGGCTACTTCTTGAGTAGACTCAGCGCCTTCGCGCCCCAAGTTCTTTTTCATTTCAGAGAATTGCTGATTAGGGTTATCGGGGTTGGCGTTTTGATCCGCCGAATTTGTGGTTTCAGGTTGTTGGCCTTGGCCGACATCTGGTTCTGTTTGTTGGTCCTGGTTTTGTTCTAGTTGCTGTAGGGACTGATTGACTTCACTTTTGACTTCATCTAGTCTTTCTTTTAGCATTTCTAGGGGACTTTTTTCTATAAGCAGCGTCGGTCCTAAGTCCTTATCAAAAATTTGGTCAGGGGACAGGGCCACCGCAAAGTCGAAAACTCCCTCTTCTTCGCTGAAAGAGAATGGCTCCAAGCCTTTCACAGCTGGGGGTGCAGCTCCGAGCAATGCCAAATGCCTTGCACTCCACTTGCCTTTGTGTGGGTTAATGGGGGAATCGGGGGAATAGAAGGAAATGGAAACTTTCCTATAATGACCACCTCTAACTAAGTCCTTAGCTACATCTGTAAATTCTACATCTGCATATAAGTCATCACCCTTTTGAGAGAATCCTTTAATCCACCCGTAAGCAGGTACGCTGTCGTTATCTCCAGAGTGGCCAATTACAAGGGGGGCTGAATGGACTTTGGGGTCATATGAGTTTGCAACTTCCTTAAGGTCGTCAGCAGAGAAGTTCCTCTGCACACCCTGTGCGCTAGTTTGGGGGCCAGCTTTAAATACGTGGACTTTTTTTGAGAACACTTTTTTATCGGATTTACTCATGCTTATTTTTTACCCTTGACCTTGTTTTCCATCTCTGATATTATAGAGTCTATTTCCTTACCGGAAATTCCACTTGTGGATTCGGTCTCATTTGCCTCTTCCTCAGGGAGTTCCCCCGGTTCGGATTCCCCTGGTTCTTCAGCCAATGCAGAGTCTAACTCGGATAGTAAGGAGTCTAACTCTTTGTTGGCTTTGCTATTTTTCTTTTTTGGTTGCTTTTCTACAGGGGGTTGCTTTGTTGGAGTTTCTTCATTCGGAGTCGTCTCATCCGGGGTTTCTTCACCCTGAATTCCCCCATCCGGGGCCTCTTCATCTGGGGTCACATCACCCATGGTCACCTCATCCCGGGCCACATCATCCGGGGCCATCTCAGTGGTAGATCCAGGGGGCCCTTCAGCATCGCCACCCGAACCATCTTCTGGACCGAAAATCGACTCATATAGGTTCTTATCCTTTTCAGGGTCAAACGTAGTTTCTCCTTCGCTACCTTGTTGGCCTTCAGCAGATTTGGCCTCATCTTCTAGATCAACTCTAAAGTGCCTCTCAATCCATTCTCTACGGGGTTTGAAACCATTTTGAATCAATAGGGAAACATCAGCGGGTGTCAGTTGGGACTCCTCAATTCTGAACTCCCTAGTTAAGGTCGGAGATGCAACATCAGCACCGAAATTTAAATCTACAATCCACCTTACCAAAGTTTGAGTTAGTTGATGACAGATCATTTCTGATATCTCAGATGCCCTCACCACTCGAACTACGTTAGCAACCATCGACGAAGCCCTGGAACCAGACTCAGCCTGCCCAGCTTCATTTTCACCGCAAATCAGAAGGCTAATGACTTTATCCAGGTAGTCAATCAAGCCTTTAAACACATCGGGGCTACCTTCAGGGTTAATAAAATCCAATACGAACCCTTCAGGTAAAACCATCGCGGTCTCTTGGGATAAATTTGAGATCATCCCATAAATATTATCGATTTCGGCTGTTGATGCACTTAGGGGGGCAGTTGCTACGGTAGTCGGGGTTGCATATCTGTCACCATAAAGGACATAAGACTCTAATGCCCTCTTCCTAAACTTCACCAGGGGGTATAAAATACGACCAATCGAAGAACCATAGGGATCCCCATTATGCTGAGTCCAGTACCTATTGATGATGAATTTACGCGCAGGTAGCTCGATACCTTCAAACATCCTGTTGAATGTCAAGCAACGCATTGTAAAACCTGTTTGAGAATCCTCAGCTTCTTGGAAGACAAATCGGCGCTGGTCTCTAACTCGAACATCAAATGGGATGACACCCCGCTTGGTTTTCTTCCACATTACTTCCGCAACACTGAAACCAACAATTAAGGCTTCGGCTAAGCCTTTGAAAATATCGTCTATTGGCAACTCCTCTAAAACTTCTGCTACAAAGTCCCTGACGGCTAAATCCCCAGGTTTATCGCTGTATTCCTGAACATACCATGGCCTAGACGTAACTTCCTGGAGCAACTTAGAGTAAGAACCCTGGACTTGTTCATCCAATAGCAACCTTTGGTAAGTTGATAATGCGCGATTACCTCCCTTTTGGATTAGTAGGTCGTCATTAGGGCGAACAATGCTGGAACCAGTCCCCGTAAAAGGAGAGCTAGAACCAAACATGTAAATGGAACTAAGCGCATACGGGTTACTGATGTACGAGCTTATTTCACCGGTTGGGACAGGCGATGTCTTAAATCTTTTGGCCATTGCCTTCCCCCTTGTTGATATGATGTTTGACCAAGCTACTAAATGTTACGCTGTAGAGGTTTTACCCCGTGGAAACTCAGTTTCCAAGGGAGAATTGAACAGGGGGCTGAGGTATGTTATTGACGGCGTAAGTAATGGCCACTAAATAAACACCGTCGTCCCCCCTGGTTACCCAATCCCCATTAACAGAGAGGGAAGTTAAACCTGAAACCTGTGATGTTATCGAAGTTTGAAATTCTGAATTAATTTGCCCAGGGTCCATTACATCGAGAGTATGGTCACCAACCCCGTAATCAGCTCTCATCACCCTTTCGAAAAATCTCGTCTCCACTACACTTCTGATCTCTTGAGATTTCAATTCAAAATCAGTACTTGTAGCTAAATTGCCATTTTCAATTCTTAAAGGGTAAGCTATGCCCCTTACAGTGGGGTATGTCGGTTGCGGCACACTCATCTATAACACCTTAGAATTTGAAGCTCTAATTGTCTTACCCTCCTTTTTACCTCCTCTGTAGATAAGTCACTTCCCATGACTTTCTTCATTTCTAACCTAATTTGACCATTCGGTAAAGACCCGTACAGTGATGGATCTGTCAGTTGTTCTGAAACTCTTTGATTGTCGCTATCTAGCATATAGAGGCAGAATGCTTCTAATGAAACACCCTGCCCCTTAGCTTCTTGTTCTAGCTTAGAAAAAAGAGAGTCAGGAATCTGTAGCTTTAATTCCTTGTTCATTAACCCTCTTGTAGATTAACCTAAGCCCCTTGATTGAAGTTCATTGCTCATTTGACCAATGGAAACTCTAATCAATCCAACATCGATTCTTTCCATTGTTGGGACAGGGACATCATAGACTTGGACATTGACGATTCCGTTTTCCAAATCTTCGACCCTGTTGATCCTTTCGTCGCAGATGACTTGGAAAGCATCAGAAGGCTTAGCACCATAAAGAGCACCTTCGTTGTAAAGTTGACCCATGACGCTGTTGCCTATAGTGACAATCTGGTTGAAGATAACTCCAAAGCCATCAATTACCGAGAAGATCTGATTATCAAATACCCTACGGAGCGAACCATAAACAACGTTTTGGATGACGCGGGTGTTGACAAATTGGAACTTACGTTGTTCGGGGATAGCAGGGTTGATCCTAGTTCTTCCGCCCCAGATAAAGATCGCAGAAGAAGCATAGCCAGGTAGGGTCCTAGCAACGTTGCAGCCTCTGGGATTCAACAAGTTCTGTTGAGCAGAGTTGACAGAAAGTTGAACGCTAACGGCATCGACAAGTTGATATTTAGTGCCAGCTGGAGGGAATTGGAACCCTTCTGAACGATAACGTCTTAGCGCAACACCAGCCACATACGGGGAGAGAGGAATGTACTGACCCGCTGAATTAAGGATGTGTGGGCCATAGTAGGCAATAAATCCAAAAGCGTTAAAGTAGCGTTGGCTATCCTCTAGCAAGCGTGCTACATTATCGACACCAGCCTCTACGAATACGGCCTCTGGAACTCCCGAGTTCCCTACCCCACGTAAAGCATCATCGATAATCTCAGTGGATGTAATGGCATCAAAGTTCCACAAATTGGTTAATGGTGTTTGCTCTTCGGTTAATACAAGTTCGACTTGTGAGCCATAGCAAACATGACCAACGGAGGTTAAATCACCGCCAAGGGAATCGGCAGGGATAACCGCCCACTCATAATTAGAGCCGTTGAAGACCACAGCAATACGATCACCAACAACTACTGGGGTTGTCCCATCAGGAGCCAAACCAGCGGCAGTAATCACGTCGAAGTAAACACCTGAGAGGTTAGTAATTCTACCTTGGATGTCCCCTTTACCAGACCCATTCAGCAGACCAACGGCGAGAGTGTAGGGTTTGGCACCTAATAGGATACCTGGGCCTGCGGTTATGGTGCCAACAGTAACTGTGAACAAGGTTCCGGAACCGATTACAGCAGTAGAGGCAGAAAGCAAACTTCCGGCTGTGTGCCCAAAACCAGTGGCCTTCAGAGTCACAACGGTAACAATCCCACCAGCGACAGTGATATCAGCCGTAGCCCCACTACCACTGCCACCTGTGAGGGGGACATTTGTGTAGATGCCATTGGTGTACCCTGTACCCCCGGTAATGGCGCCAAGAGTAGCGATAGGCCCCCTGGTAGCTGTTCCGGTTGGATTGTAGGAGCCACCATTAATAGCATCGATAGCTGGAACTAAGTATGCCTGCGATGTGAAATTTTGAGTTGTAGTCGGGGCGCAAATATAGTTTTGAGTTGTAGTCTGAATATCACCCGGGTCAACCAAGTCCAAAGAAGGTAGCCAACCGGCAGAGGTGGTTTCACCGTACGGGAAAATTAACTCTTTGCCAAGAACCTTAGAACTTCTGTTCAGGTAGATGGATACGGTGGGGTTGTCTATATTTGGTACCGGTGCTACAGATGCTCTAGCGGCCTGGCTTGCGACAATACCGCTGTTTAGACCATATTTCCTGGCTCTAATGAGTGGAATAGTGGTTAATTCAGCCAGGTTAACCGACGTCAGATTGCCACCCAATACACCCGAGTATAAAATAGTCGGTGCTGTGGAAATCGATGCAGATGGATAAATAACATAAGAACCAGACAGGTACCCCGTATAGCTGGTAGCTAGTAGGATAGTGTCATTATCCAGAACTTTGACGTAGTAGGGATTAATGGAGTTAGAGGTCGTTGCCTTTAGTAAGGTTGCAGCCCCCGCCAAAACAGTCTGAGTAAAGAAGACCTTTTGGCCATTGACTAATCCGTGTCCTTTCAGTTCAAAAGCCGCATATCCCACAGAACCACCAGGGAATGTGTAGGAACTAATACTGGCAGAAGGGTTTAAAAGGGTTCTTGAAATAAAATTCAGCCTGTAATCCCTAGTGGAAGCCTGTAAGGTCGCAGGTAGGTGCAGGGTGTTGACGTATGTAGTCTCACCTGTGGTGTTCTGAAGGAGGTTAGAGGGTTGTCCGCTGATTTCAACGGGCCAATTCCAACTAGAAACCCCATAGGTAACAATAGCTGTAGATCCAGTGGGAGTGCCAACCACATAAGCACCGTTCGCTGCAGCAACACCGGACCCAATAAGAGCAGTTCCACCAGCAGCTAGGACTGCAGTCAGTACAGAAGTAGCCTCTGAAGCTGTGGCAGTAATGTAGACGTATTGTGTGTTACCATCTGATGGGTAGGTGCCATACAGATTTGTATTATATGGTGGTGCTACGATGTAAACAGTCGCCGAAGTTTCACCTACACCGAACAACCCAGCAAAATCTGCACCGGCATTACTGATGGTAACTTCTTGAATGTCATATTTGACGGGCCAAACTGCGCCATCAATGTAGAATACGCCATCATCAGATTGACCGACTACAGATTCTACTGTAAAGACGGCAGGGTCTAGAAGACCAACCTTTTCACCAGCGGTTACTGATTCTGTAGATTGTTCTACGGCTACTTGAGGGTCATAGCCCGAAATCAAAGATTGATATGGCAAACGTCTGTAAGTAACGTCATTGCCGGTCCATTCATAGATGGTATTATCAACCAAATACTTCAAACCCATTACCAAATCTTCGGCCGGCTGGTGTGGGATATAGTTTTTATACTTATTGATATCTGTAACTAAGAACGAGCCACTATCTGCCAAAGCCAGCCACTTAAAGTTACCATCTTCGCAATGGGCCGCAGCAGCAGCTCCCACGGCAGTTCTACCTGCAGCATCAAACTGCGCATATGCAGTGGGCGATAGCAGATACCCCTGGTCTTGTTGTCCGTCAAATGCAGTTCTGATGCACTGAACATAGTCTTGAGGGACCCTTTCCAGGCTAGTCGGGGCACAATCAATAGTTCCGACCACATAGCAATCGGTCATTAAGATTTTAGCAGCGCCTACAATGAATTGTTCAGGTACTACTTGGATAGTCCCGTCAAAAGTTGTAGCTGCCAGGACTGCAAATCCGCTTTCTGAATTTGTCTCAGGGCAAAGGGTATTTACTAGGCCCGACTCCCTAACATAGACGGAGCTGCTAATGCTAGGATTAGACTCAATTGCAGCAGCAAATGCGTTGACGATCGCAGATGAAATCTTACGGTTATTTACTTCGTCCCCAACGATATAACCAACGGGGATAGTAACAGGGACACCGAGCCACTCGCCATCGGCAGTATAACCAGTGGAGCCATCTCCAGCCACTAACTTTTGGCCATTAAGGATCATTTGGATATACACCTGGTCACCAGCTTCGAGCTGGGAGGGTAATCCAGTGGAATTGATTTTGGTGCCAGAAGGTAGAAACTCAATTTCAGCAATCTGGGTTGGTGTTCCTACTCTGACAACACGAACGTCCCCAACTTGTTGGGCATTTAGGAAAAGTTCATTTACACAATTATAGCTAAGAAGGGGGATTTTTTCGGTGGGTACTCCGCCTACTAGGGCCCTATAGTCATTTAAAGAAGTGATGACGACCGGGGTGTTAAACGGAAAGCGACTTACTGGGACAGAGTCCTCAGCCTCCACCAACATATAGGCAGTGTTAAATGTTGCGATTGGCGCGGCTGTAATATTGCCAGCGACTTCGTTTATGAATGTACCAGGGGCCCCAGGGGTGGTGCCAAAAGAGAAAGTTGCCATTTTATATTTAGTATTCCCCCTTTACCTAATCCTCGTACCGGCGGGGATAACTCCGGTGGTGGTGCCCGTAGGCCAAGGATTGTTTATGGACAATTAATATTTACCCACCATTGAATCGGCATTCTTTCCGGCCTGAATAGTGATGCCCCTAGCCAAAGATTGGAGGTTTTTATCCTATTGGTTACCAGTATCGGAATGGATACTAGCGGCTGACCAACCGTTGTTTCTTTCTACATCACTTAAAGACAATCTGGTGTATCTCGATAAGGACTCAGCGTAAGACTCTTGAGAAGAGAAAGGGAAGAAGTCTCCAACAGAGTTTGTAACGGGGGACAGTACGGGGGATTGTTGGGTTAACCCCACAGACGTAACTGACCCAGTAACACTACCCGGGTTAAGAATTGTCCCTAAAGGGGGATTTTTTACTACAGACCATGTAGGATTATTATCTAGAACTTCCCTATATGAGAGGGAGTTTGAGTATAGAGCAAAACCCAGTCTTCTCCAGGTTGAACCAGATTGAAAAACTAGGTTTGCCATCTATCAGGTTCCTCTTTTTGCTTTTGCCATCAGGCGAGCACCAACTTCAGTACCACGAGTTAGGGGGAAGCCATTATCCCTAGAAACTTCCTTAACTTCGTTATTAAGTTGACTCGAAGGTACAAATGGGTCTACTTCCGGGGAGTTTAACCTGTTGGAAAGTTTCTCTTGGATGGACGCCTCGATAGACTCCTTAGTGGGTTTATCCTTAATGGCAGTGCTCTCGGCTGTTTTAAGGTCGATTACAGCGGGTTCGTGTGATTCGTGTGATTCGGGCTCTAAACCAGGGGGTTCTGTGGGGCCTGGCACCATGGCTACGGGATGCTCAGGGGTTTCTGGATTGGGTGCAATTTCAGCAGCTGGATTTTCGTCCCAGGCTTCATTTACGTTAGGGGTAGTTGGGTCATCACCAACAAATTTACCGAGGGGGTCTTTAGCGCGTTGTCTTGTCATGGTTATTTAAGAATGTGTTTCCAGGCAATGTCAGATAATTTATCAAGGGAGCTATCTGGTACTCCCATCCATGGGCGAGCGGGCATTTTTTTAGTTCCAAATTGGTTGAACACCCCCCATGGAGTCGTATCGACTAAGAATCTATTACCCCAAGGTCTAACCACGGCTGTGTTAAACATCTCACCGGTCTCCCTTAGGATAAATCTAGACCCATACCCCTCGGCATCTTTTTCTTTTATGGTCTCCGGATCTAGTTTAACCCAGGGTTTACCTTCGTAGTCAGTTTCAGCATACCAATGGGGCTTATTTTCCTCCAGAAGAGCAGGAGCCCATTCCACTTTGGCAGGACCCCACCACCCTAATTTAAAGGGTTGCATAGAGCCCGGTTCCTTTAGGGTGACTTTAATTTTCATTTCTTTTTCATTAGGCTCTCTTGTTCTTCGGCGTATTTTTTATTGACTTCAATCATGGCTCTAATTTTGCTCATAGGTTGAGTTTCCAACCAATCGATAGATGAATCCCACCGTTGTTTGCATAAGTGAAACGCGACTTCAAGCCAATTTTCCACCGACAGGATATTTTCTTGGAAGATAGTTGTCACTGCCCAGTCAATTAATACTTTGAAAATTTTAGACGGGGTTTCATCGATGGCGTCGGTATTTAAGATCACCCTTAGAAGAAGCGGTAGGAAGCTCTTCTCACCATTCCTGAGGATTTGTGCCTTATAGAAGTCTTTGGGGGTTATCTCCCTAAGGTGAAATGGCCCCCACCCGTCTATAGTTACAAGATATGAAAAGTCGTCTTGATCCTCAATTATGATTTTGGGTCAACTACAACTTCCCCCATTGCCTTGCCGACTAACTCACTGATTTTTTTAATGTCCGAGAGACGAAGATCAGCAATTTCGTCAAAGGAAATTTTATCCTCACCGATTGTTAATCGTTCGGCCAATAGAAAGCTTTGCTTGGCTTGTTTGAATTCACCAAGTTCTTCTTCTAGGTAAATTAAATCCCTGCCGGTCATTTCCCTAATTGTGAGGGTTCGGCCGTCAGACAAAGTTTCACTATAAGTCTCAAGCCCAGTGACTGGTGTAGTCTTTACTGTGGTGGTTTCGTTGGATACGGTTCGCATTTGGTTTTTATTGAGGGATACTCAGTGAGTTTTACCCTACTTGCCACCAGATGCCTTTCCAATTCTGCATCACCTTTCCCAGCAGGAAGTTTGAGATATAGATGGTTAGCTGTCTGCCAGCTTTTTTCAGCCCCATCTAAATCCCCCATATCGACCCTATCGCTAACATCATCAATCCAACTACGGATAACTTCTTTGCGAAACTGTGGGTCTAAGGGTAGCGGAAATGGCATGTTGCTGTTTGGGTTGGAACGTAGTAACTCCTATGGGCTTAGTGCCCAATAGTCAAAGGGCTTTAAGCATTTGGACAACTTGATCTTCAGAGTAGTAAAGAGCATTATATGCGCAATCGACTGAAGAAGGGATGAATTTATCTTTTTTATCGAAGGGTTGCGGCATATAGAAAGTACCGAGGGACCCGGGATGCGCAATAACGATGGCAGAAACAGCGCGATTCTTTTTCAGTTTTGGTTGTGTTGTCATGGTGTTTTTGTGATTAGTTTTAGTTAAAGGTAAGTTAAAAGCTAAATGAGTCCTTTCTGGATTGAGTCATACCGGAAAGTTAGCTTACTGACAGCACCCAATTCAAATAGTTGAGTCATTGAGTATTCAACCCCAGGTGGTTCATCACCCCCAGACTGATTGGATGGAGTTACCGTATTCTCTTTTGGGGACTTCCGGAGCCTATCATCAATGGCAACCGAGGAGAAAAACGCACGGCTCAATGGTAATTCGGGTATTTCCATCGCGTAGTGGAATAAACACCAAGTGAAAAGGTGGGCAATCTGGAATAACACGGCAAACTGCTCTGCGTATTTTTCCGGTGTCATAAAATGCAGTTCATCATGGATGCTAATTATGAATCGGTAGGGGATCTTAAACTCTTCGGCCAGCCATGCCACGGCAGTTAAGGTGATAGACAGGATTTCGGACCCTGAAGCTTGAATTGCCCAGTTGGTCCTCCCCGTCTTAAAATCATTGCCGACTGCAGATGGCATCATGGCCGTTGAGATTTTTGTCCCCAAACACGGCAACCGGGGGGTCCCTGGCCCCATGGAAATTCTTTCCATCATATTGAAAGCACCTGAGTCTGATCCACCTTCGTATTTGCCGAACCTTAAGACCCCCTTCTTAGACGCAATAGCTTTAAGGGCAAAAGTTTTGACCGCATCTTCGTCTTTATCGGGGAAGGTCATTCGGATTGGGTTACTAAGGGCTCTGACGCTCCCGCCATACAAGGTAGCAAATCCTACAATCTTGGCCAGGTCTCTAGCTATTTTAAGCATAGTGTCTTTTTCCTTATCAATTGGAGACACCCAGTAGCCATCACGGGAGCGGCAATCATCGCTGTCTTCAGGTTTTTGCTCATATTTATAGCAAATCCCCAGGGTCTTATCCCAAATTAGACCATCATACAATTCCGGGAAGATCGCTCGGGCCAATGCAGTGTGAGGATCAGTACCATTCTCTTTAGAACCAGAAAGCACGTTATACCCCATGGGCGAACACCCAATGAAACCGCCTTCCCATTTATCACTATAGATAGACGCAATCTGCATCTCTTGGCCGTCATAGTCCGCACTAATGATTTTCCACCCCTCCGGGGCCTGTACACGGGTCTTAAGCTCGGTTCCGATGCGCCAGCTCTTGGTAGAGCACATGGTGGCCATAAGGCTCTCTACGACCCTACGGGTGACGGTTCCGTGGCAGACGATCTCTGGCAGGGTAACGAGGTTAGGTTTTCCCAGGGGGTTGGTGGCCCCCATGACAATACGGCTTTTAACTCGGCTGCGAACTGATGTCCAAAAACTAATGGCATTAGCAATTTCCAGTGCCCTTTTTGCCTCGGGTAAGTCACTACTTAGTCTTCCAACTTCCATGTGAGTAACGAACTCTTTAGAGAATAGGCCGCCTACGTTTTCGCCGGGTTTCTTAGGGTGTGGGATTCTATCCAGGGTGCCGTCTCCCGTAGTAAAACACCAACCTTGTCCATCTTCCCATATGATGGGGGTGCCTTCCCATTTTAGTTTCAATAGGAAATGCGATAGTTTGCTTTTAACACCAATCTCCTTATCAGGGTCCTTCTTATAGGGCCTCATCCAAGTGGGGACCCATGCGTAGACACCCTTGATAGACTTCACTTCCCAATCTAATTGGCGAATCCACGGGTCTTTTGACACCCATTTACTTGCCTCTTTGACCCCAATTTCCTTTGTTTCGTGGCTATCTACTATTTCCTTCCATGAATTGAAAGTATCCCATAGCAAAGTTTTACAAAGACCGGTCATTTCCTGGTTATGGCTGTTATAGACTTCTTCAGCCCCTTGCACCCATTCAAACCAGTTGTCCACTAGCGGCACCACAGACCCATTCAGGTGGTAATGCCCGCAAAGCCCCACCATTGATGGTGTACTATCAAGGTATTTTGGCCATAGTGCCTGGAATAACTCTGAAGTATAATAAGCGTCCTTAATGGCGTAATCAACTGTCTCGGCTAGTACCTTATTGATTTCGGAAAGCGTATCAGCGGTGACAAAAATGTTCCTAATTTCCTTGTCGGAATCTGATAGTGGCTTTACATCGCCATCGTCAAAGAAAAATTCTTTTGCCCGTTGAACATGGAAGTTGTATGTTTTAACTAGGGAGTTTGTGCTCCCCCTGTCAAGCCATTCCGGAGAATACTTAAGTTTCCGCTTCTCATCATCATCAAGCAAATCAAAGTCCTTTTCAGCCAGCGCATAAAGCCACCTCTGACCTGATGCTAAGCCTGATACGCCAACGTGCGCTGACAGGGTGTCAAAGTAGAAATTTTCCGGTTTGGTAAAATCTAGCGAATAACCCTCTTGGGCCCTCACACGGTCATAGGATATATTGTGGCCAATGACAAGCCTGTCAGTCCCAATTGGAATAAGTTTAAATTGATCCCAATCATTTTGGGGAATATCAAGGTCAATCAGCTCGGCGGCTAACCAAATATAGGCGGCCCTATCACTTAGAGCAGTTCCAATAATGGGAAAGGCCCCACCTTTAACGAAAGTTTCCGTGTCGAATGTAAATACTTCTTCCTCGGGGTAGGGTACTTTTCTAGTTTGCCATTGCTTGTTGGGGCCATCCCCGATAAGCTCATACCGTGTCCACCCCGGTTGAAATACTAAATCGTTGATTGACGGGATCTTTGGTAGGGCACATTTGGCAAATTTATTGCCTAGTTCCTTATAGCGTCCAACTTGATTTTCTGCAATCTTTTCAAAGTGGTCGCGGATATTGTTAGCCTTTAGGTTAGGCAGGGGGACTGGCCCATCATAGATGCTTTCGGGATAATCAACGGGGGCCTCAATCCCAAATTTCCTCAAAAGGGAAACGGCCTGGTCCTTTTGCTTGCTATTCATTTCGGGCCTATAGTCAGATCCAAAAATCTTTAGGTGCAAGTCATCGGACAAGACCGGGTAGCCAAGGGCAGTAGTTTTCATCGGCGTTAGGTTGATTGACTGTGGGCTATTTGACTGTGGGCTATTTGACTATTTAGCCATTAGGACACGGAGTCCAAAGGTGGTGGTACGAGGCTGTCGGCAACTGGGGAAAGAATCGCACTAAAACCATTGCCAAATATACGTTTTGAAGGCTGCGCCCATCGTGGTTGGTTTCCTAGCCAACTATGGACGTAATAGCTGAAAGTTACGGGCCTGCCTAAAGTGTCACTGGGGCCATTGCCTGATGTGCCTAAGAAGTAAGCAGAGTAAATGTTGCTCCACCCCATGTAAGGCTTGGCTATGATGTTGCCGTATTCACTTACTGACTCCTCCCCAATAATGTCAGCTACGGCTTTTGCCATTACTACTGTAAGTGGTACCATTCTTCCTCTCTTTCGATTTCTTCAATTTTACCCCTTACCCAAGTTGATTCCGTATCCTCTGGGTCGGCATCTAGTTGGAAATTAATTGATTGGTTTAGTTTTTGAAAGCTTACTTCAAAATCCTGAAGACCTGAACTTATGTAAACATCCTTTCTATTTCTCTTGTAGATGTCAAATACGTCATCAATTTTTGAAAATTCATGGGGGCGGCATTCCGGGTGCTGCTGCCACTTTCTCATTTCGAAGAATGAAAATGGCTCATCGATTTCCCATGATTTATCTTTGCCTTCAAAAAGTCTAATAAGGGCGTCCCTCTTCCACCAATTGCTTACCCTATCGATATAATACTCCCATGCAGTTTCGTCAGTCAAGTAAGTATCACAATCTTTACGGATTGACTCAAGTTCTTTTTTACCGTCGTTTATGACATCCATGGTAGCTTCAGGGAGCACACCAAATAGGTACTCAGGGCGGCACTCATTGATGCGTTCATACACACTGGGGAACAAAACCGAGTAGCACATTAGCTTATAGTCGTCAGAATCCCCACAAATTAAATCTAAGATGGTCTCAAAGATTGATATTGACGTTGCGATTTGCTTTTCTAGGTCTGGCTCGTGCTCTTCTTCCCGGTCTGGCAGTCCTCTTTCACTTCTAAGTTCACGAATTTCACTCATCAACCCCTCAATATCAAGCTTTAGCTTTTTGTTTTCCCTACCCATTTCTCTTTCTAGCCGTGCCTTGTAGGCTTCCACTTCGTAGAATAGGTTTGTAACTTTTTCTTTTAGATAATCAAGAGATAATGCCGTCTTATTATCTAGTTGGGTGCGAGCATTAAAGTCTTTTTCAACACTGCGAATACTGGAGAGAACGCTGGTTTTTAATTTGAGGATCGAATCGTTCACGTTAAATTGGTTTGATGGTTGCTTTTAGTTTGTTTTCTGGTTCTCCGGGTTCAGTTGTATCTGATGGCCGGATTATAAAGCTGAATTTCTTTTCAGGGTCTGATAATAGGTGAAAATCACCCATAAAATGTTTGCCTTCAGAAGATAACAAAAATGAATTACCCGGTGTTGGCGGAGAACACAAGGCAATGTCACCTTCTAAATCGGGGTCAGCCTCTTCGATGGCTATTACTAATTCCCTGTAAATGGCAGAGGTCTTAGCCAGATCCTCATCAGTGGTTATTTCAGCCCTGACTTCATCCTGTACGGCCTCTAAGCGAGATTCTAGACCAGTGTCAAGCTGGATGGTGAAGATGGCTCCGTCATTTTCCGACTCAAACATGACTTCCTCAGGTTCAAATTCGCAATCTTCGGGCTCTTGATCTGTGAAATCAAACTCCAGAAGCGAGTAGAAAGCTTCTTTAAGTGTGTCACCGTCTGGGCCACCCAGATAGTTGGCTATGGCATAGAAGATTTTGGGGTTTGCTAACAATCTGGAGACAGGGTATACAATTGACATAGTTCGGTCCATCTACTCTTAGTATAGCAGGGAGGCCCCGTAAGTAAACCCCCCTTGTGTTTTACCCTGTTTCACTCTGGGTTTTCTCTAACTTGTTGGATTCTTTGCTGGGCGATGTCGAGGTACGATTCCTCCATTTCAATGCCAATAAAGTTGAATCCCTCCAGTAGGGAAGCCTTTCCAGTTGTTCCAGAGCCTAAGAATGGGTCAAGTACGGTACCACCGGGCGGCGTAATTAAGCGGCACAAGTAACGCATTAAATTTGTTGGTTTGACTGTGGGGTGATTGTTGGTTTCACCATTGAGACCTTCGTTTCTGTCTTTTTTATTAGCTTTGGCGCAGTAGAAGAACCGGGCGGCGCTGCCCCCGTTGTCGTCGTGGCCACGCACTGTGGATTCACCACCGTACACGCCATAGGCGTTTGATTTGCCCTTGCCCGTGCCACGATGAGCAGCTTTAGCCGGACCCGTCTGTGGAAACAACCCCACCACCTCGTCGCTGCCATCCGTGATCAGGTTAGCGGGCCATCTACCGGTGAGCCCATCGCCGGTCCTGGTTCCGCGTTCCATGCCATAGCTGCCATAAACCTTGTTCTCGCCGCCATAAGGGCGCCCAAGTCCGTCATTCGTCCCCACCCTGCACCCATCAATGTTGATAGCCCCGGTGCCGTGCTCCAGCACGTTTGCGGCCACGGTGCCCTCTGAGATGGGCTTGCGGGCCATGGTGATCGGCTCTAGGGCGGGCTTTAAGGAGCCTCCCCAGCCATCACGCACAGTCTCACCGTTGCTGTCCTTGATGTAGCCCACCTTGTTGAATCCACTTCCGTAGACCCACGCAATCATATCACGAATCTCAAACCCCGCATCCTCAATCCGCACCGCCATCCGGTGCTGCGTGCGCGTGCCAGCAAATGACAGTAAATGGCCACCAGGCTTCAGCACCCGCAGGCACTCTTTCCAAATATCAACACTTGGCACATCATAGTCCCATTTTTTACCCATAAACGCCAGGCCATAGGGCGGATCAGTACAAATAGCATCGATACTATTGTCGGGCATTTCCTTTAATACATCAAGGCAATTGCCATGGTACAGTTGATAGCGGTCTTCGGAAACGTAAGGCTTAATCATGGTAGTTTAATCTCATTTAGGTTTGCAATTTTAGCCCCTTTCGCACCGGGTTTCCCCAGCTTTACAGAAAGGTCAATTTTTGTTGGTTTTTTCTTTGTTGATACCCACTCGACGGTAAATGGTTTCTCCCCAAAATACATAAAGACGGCCCCTTCCGGCAACCATTGCTTGCCCGTGCTTGTGGTTCTACACAGGGTTTCACCATCCATGGCCATAGCCCTTAGTTGACCATCAACCATAAATACAGCCAGGTATTTGCGTCCCGAGACGTATGCTTCCGGTTTTGCAAGCACCACAGGTGAATACCCTGTGGAAATTACACCCTTAAACGAAGCAGGCACCTTCTTTAGCATTCCGTCCTCGCACACTAGGATTAGCTTGTCGGTAGACCCCATGGCCAGGCAACCCTTGGGCCCTTTAGACTGTTCAATCACACCTTTCTTCATGTCGATTTTTAAGAAACGTGGTTTTGCTATTGGGGTGGTGTCTGAGGGGGTAGTGGCCGGAGGGAGAGACCCTGCGTTGTCTACTTTGGACCGGACCCCTACGGCAACAGGAACATCAATCAAAGGGCTCCTGCGGGGGACCCCATATTGCTTGTTGATCCTAGCAAGTTCCTCCAACATGTATGACTTTCGGGCACTGACATTATTGGCTTTGTCCCCCACCAGGGACTCTAGCCTATTGATGTCAGCCAATAGCTCATTTTTCTCACAAGACATCAAATCAAAGTCTAGGCACGTTAATTGCCGCAACCTCATTTCTAAAATGGCATCAGCTTGTTGCTCGGTGAATTTAAGCGGTGCTGACATTAGGGACTGCTTGGCTTCAGATTTGCCATTTGCGGCACGAATGCGCTTAATGACTAGGTCCATACGGTCAATAGCCTTTAGGAGACCATCAACGATGTGTAATCTTTTGTTTTTTGCCTCCAGTTCATGTTCAAATTTAACATCAAGCCGATCCAATCTCCATTGGACCCATCGTTGGATGATTTGTACCGGTGATAACTCAACGGGCTTAAACCCATCGATAACCAAGGTTTTAGCTGAGTATTTGCAATCAAGGTCTGTATATGTGTATAGCAACTGCTTTACCAAATTAATATCAGCACCAGGTTTGAGGACCACCACCAGCCTATCCCCACTAATATCACTTTCATCTGTGATTTCGGCGATCCCTTCAATACGTCCTTTTTCTAACTCACTCTTGATCTGCTCACCAAGTTTCTCTGGATTGGTGCCAGGTGGCAAACAAGTGAAAGTCAAGGTGGATCGATCCCTGGCTTTTCCGCCCCTTTTCTGAATACCAGTCTCAACACAAGCCACGCAGCGTATTCCCCCGATTCCAGTACGGGTATAAGCATCTAGTTGCTCGTCTTGGACGATTTGGGTGCCAGTTGGGAAATCGGGAATTAGAGATAGGCTGGCTTTTTTTATATTATCAAGGTGGGCCTTTTCGGTAGGGGCATCCTTGCAAATTAACTTAATGGCTTCTACGATGGAGCGTAGACTGTGGGGAGCCAAACGGGTAGCAAAACCCACGGCAATTCCTGAGTCACCGTTTAGCAAAACGGTTGGCAAAGAAGTATTAAACCTGATGGCCTCCCGCTTACTGCCATCATAGTTTGATTTAGTTTCCCACACTTCCCGGTCTTGTAAAAGAAGTTCCACTGCGGAAATTCGTAGTCTATTTTCTAGGTACCTTTCTGCTGAGGGGGAGTCAACTGTGCTTCCAATATTTCCATGACAATCAATCCAAGGGACATTATTGTTCCAAGGAGTAGCCATGTTAATGAGGGCCCCGTATGCAGAGCCATGGGGATGGTAATAGGCACTAGTTAGGCCCGTAGTTCGGGCACACTTTACATACGGTTTATTCGGAAGCAATCCCTCTTCAATCATTGTCTGAAGGATGCGTCTTTGAACTGGCTTTAGCCCATCGCAAATGTCCGGTATCGATCTCCCGATAAGCACGGCCATACTATAGCTCAAATAGTCTTCCTTGAGCTGATCGACGAGATTGACTTCTGTGATTTTTGGCCTAGTTTTAGTCATTAGTAATTTCTTCCCTTAGCGAGGGATCAATGCCCCTAGCAGTTTGATATCGAGTGAGGCCGCCAGGTGTTGATATTTTTCCCGTTACTAAGCAGCGTACGCGCCTAGAATTAGTTTTTTTAGCCATATCGGAAAAATGCAGGGGATTCTTGGCCAATGTCACACGCGCTGATCGCCTAGCATGATTGCTAAAAAACTCAGGGTCTTTGCTTAGTTTAGTTTGATTAGCTTTTTCATATGCTTGTTTCCTCTTTTCTGGAGTCATGGCCTTTTTCATCGCCAAATACCTACTTTCTTTTTCTTCAGGGGATAACTTGGCCATCGCCGCTCGACCCCCTGCTTGTTTCTGCTCCCGGGTTTGACTAAGTGCCCCCTTTCTAGAAAACTCTGCTTTTTCTTCAGGGGATAACTTGGCCATCGCCGCTCGACCCCCTGCTTGTTTATGCTCCCGGGTTTCTTCTCTGGGGAGACCTTTCCATCTAATTATTCCGGGAATGGCTTTAACCCCCATCCACTTTCGCCAAAGAGATAAAATCTCCGCCTCAAGGTAAGATTTCTCCCAGCCCCAAATACAAGGGTGGTTACACTCCTCTGACTGCAAAACACCTTGAATAGCGTGGTGCTCTTTGAGCAGAAGAACGGTATTACTTCCCCCTAGGCATTTTGGGACAGGGTAATGACAAGACTCCCAATCCCCGTGGCAAGGATTACCAGGTTCCAGCCGGTTGTCAAAGTAATAGTCTTCGCACCACCTTACAAATTGCTCCTGAGTCGGCATCATTTTAGCATTAGTCAAGGTAAAAAATCCAGATAGTCAAGGATCGTTTCCTTGGCTTCCGATGCTTTTACCCGAACAGGAGTAAAACTTTTGCCGTACTCAGTTGAAAACGAATTAAGATACTCCTCAAGGTGCCCATCCAAACGTAAAGCGTCTTCTTCAGATTCATATCTGCCTTGGGGGTCATACGGGAAATCCCTACTAAGAAGAAAATTCAAATGCACCACACCGTCATTAGTAGAGTGGTTTACAAACCCCTTGGCCGCCTCATCGACGTAACTGGATATCACACCGTGATAATAGGTGGCATAAAACCCGGCAAGCAATACCGGGGAGTCAGTGACAATGTACCTCACGGTGCCATACAGGAAAGACTCATAATGGGATTGTTTACCTAGTAGGTACAATTGGTCGTACTTCCCGATTTTCCTCTTTGTGTAAGCCCAGTGTTTGACATATTCGCGAACAAGTTCTGCGCTTTCGCCTTGTTTCTTGAGTTCGCTGTAAATGTCGGGCGCAGCAGTGGATTTACCCGTACCTGGGCCACCAAATAGATTAATTACGGTAGTTTGCATGGCGAATGTGGTTTGTGAAGATGGTGTCAATCATGGATATTGTATCGTTTGGCGCCCCAAAGTCAATGGCTGTAGGTATGGATGTGGCTAGGGGGGGTTATTGTCGGCATGCGCCTACTTCCCTCAGGCAATCAGGACATTGCCACCCGGTAATCTTACCATTTTCTAAAACTCCTATCAACCGCGAATGAAAAGCCCCTGGCTCGCATGTGTGAGGCAAAAGCATTTCGCTTGCTATGAGATTTGTGCAACAATGGGGGCATTGCTTGCAGTGTAGAATGGTGGGATATGGCATTAGGGTTATTAGTGTAGAATAGTGGGGGCTAGTATGGGCTAGTATGGGCTATTTAGACCAACCCCTCAGCATCAAACATCGATGTCAACGTATTCTAATTCACCTAGGCTAATAATCTCGACGCCGTTGTAAATTTTACGCGAAGACAGATGCCAATGGCCATGCACCCATAGGTCCGGCTTATGAATTTCAAGCATATTGTCGAAACACCTTCGGGTTACAGACGGGATATCATACTTATGTATTCCTTTTTCATGGCAAATACGGGTTATGACCGAATCCGGGCACTCATGGGTGACGACGATTTTTGGTTTTATCAACTCATAAGCATCCATTATATTGGACAATTCACCATAGGACAATTCCTCATCGTGCCACCAGTCGTAGTTTTCGGTCCGCCGATCTCTGTCAATGGAAAAAGCCCCGCCAACACAAAATATATCGTCGCGGCCAAAGGCAGACCCACCGTCTTTGATCCAGAAGGGGTGTCTCTTGCAAGCTCCGGGACTATCGTGGTTTCCACGAATGAAGAAGTGCTCCCCCTTGGCCATGTGGTCGTAGGGCGGGTTGCTATAGGGTTTGTTGGTACGAGGGTTGATGAATCCGACTCCAAAATCCCCAACTTGCAAGGAACGGTTGCACCCTTTAATGATGTCCTGAAATTTACTCCATTTCGCGTGGACATCTCCAATGAATCTAATTTGCATTTTGTTTTTTGGCGATTTTGTTAAATTGCTTCACGATAGACTCAGCTTGTGCGGGGCTGTCTACTTCACAGAGAACAATGTAGATACCCGCGAATAGGGACCTGGCTATCCCTGAGCCTTGGGTAGTATAGGTTGCTGTGCCGACTGTGAGTAAGCGGCAAAGAATAGGGCTAAGAATGGGGATTTGTGGTACTATCATAGTTTTTGTAGGTGGGTAGGGTTGCCCCCAAATCAAACGGACTCATAAGATACGACAGTTTTTTCTTTCATCTTGAAGAAGACATAAGAGTTACCACAATCTGACCAAGACATTTCTTCACTGAAAACATCACAAACTCCCCGGATGCCAAGTAGACCACCCTGCACCTGAATAACAGAAGTTGAAAGGGCATACCATCTGTGCCTATCGTAGTCCAGGTTATCCTCCAAAATGGTGAACCCATCACTGAAGTACTCTTCATAGAGATCATATGGTAAGTCATCTTCCCAACAACCCGCTTGGTTTAGGTTTAGCGATTGGAGTTTGTCAAGCATTTCGTCAAATTTGTTCATTTTAGGTTGGGTTTGGTTTGGATTGAGGTAATTCTCAAGGTTGTCTCCAGAAGCTTGTATTTATAATAGGTTACCCCAAGACGTTCAAATCGGGATACAAACTCAAAAGCTCCTCCTTCGAAAGAACATCATACTCATCTTCCGGTTGCCAGATAATCTCAAGGGCGACTAGGTCATCAGGTGTGATAGATCCTAGGGCTACCAGATTTGACTTTAGGCCCTCATGTGAGTCAGATGGCCTTAGGTTAAGATCCCCGTTCGTAACTACCAGGACATTCACAAGGATGTATTCGTTGTCTTGGGTTTTTTCGTGAGCCTTTTCCTTACTCTTTGAGAGACGACCGTCAACGTTCGTCAAAGTTTCTTCCGACGCTCGGGAACGCTCTTCCATGGAGAACTGGTTAAAGAGATCTTCCGCATTGTCAATGGACTCCCTGTTCTTATCACTCCAAGCGTAGATGACCTTATCAGGGTGCCGGAGAAGAGCAAGGGTTGTTTCTTGTAGGATCTTGGCAAGGCCGTATGAACTGTCGGTATCTCCTTGTTCGGCCATCCGAATTAGGTCAGATTGAATGTCTTTGGCTGACGCAAGTAGGGCCACTCGTTGACGCACTACTGTGAGTTTCTTATACTTTTCCTTTTGGGTGCTTAACCACGGGCCTACAAAGTCTTCCCACCCTCCGCACAAAAGAATGCCTGCAATAATTACCACACCCATTGAAGCAAGCAGAGTCAAAAGAACCACCGGATTGGCAGGTTGTTGACTGACTGTGGTCACCCGCGAAGGCAAGGAGTATGGGATAGCCGGTGCAACATTTGGAGTCAAGTCAGGCATGACGATGATGTTAGTGCTCGAATGACTTGGGGGGTTGTAAGAGGGTCTGGGGACAGGTGAAGGAGTGTATGTTCTCGGTGCAGAGTAACTATGGCTGGGACGGCTGATACTTGGGGAGCTGGGGCGACTATAGCTAGGGGAAGGGCTACGACGGCTGTAGCTCGGGGTGCTAGGACGACTATAGCTCGGCCTACTATAGCTCGGGGAGCTTGAGCGGCTGCGAAAGCTACTACCGCCGATGCGACCAGCAGATGCAGCAAAAGCGGGGGACGCCGTCAATAGCATCGCAACCGTGAGCGTCAGAATTATTGTCTTGAGTGATTTGGTGTTCATGGGTTTCATTTTCATGTACTAATGGTAACGGTTCTGCAACGCAGAAACAAGGGGAGAAGCCGAAGGCTTCCGTTCGGTTAACCGACCTTGGGTTTCATCAATCACGGCATTAATCACTTCCACAATCAAAGCCGCCAAAGTCGTGACCACCGCAATCATGACCCCCGTAGTCATGGCTGCTTCCATAGTCATGGCACCCGGAGTTATAACTGCTGTGGCTACTATAACTAATGAAAGTATCATCGTCTACGTCTCTTGAGTAACGTTCAGTTGTAGCCCTTCTTCTTGTTTGTGATTTATTTCCTATCTCGGATCTCGGGCCACCTGCTTGGTGTTTAGATATGAAATTGACAGCGGCTTCTTCGCCGAACGAGGTACGAATGCGACTAAGGAGTATTGGATCTATAGGACCTTTGAAACCTTGATACAGGGCTGAGGGTTCAGGTTTCTCGGCAGTATCCTCTTTGCGTTTGACTTTGGGGGCTTTTTGAGTTAAGCTCATGCTTGCGGTTAATGCCGTAGTGATTAGGAGAATGGCTATGACTGGTAAAAGAAAGGTCATTTGTGGGTTGGTTGTAGAGGGTGGTGTGGGCCGGGTATCGCCTGCGGCGCCCGTCCCTGGTCGGGGGCTTACGCCCCCTCCCGAAATTTTTAGGGGGCTGTCATTAGATGGCTACCCAGCCAGCCAGCACTCTTTGGCGTTTTCGAGGATGACGGCACCAGTATTCACAGCATGGGGCCATAAATCTATGGGCAAGTGATAGGTTATTTGTATTGGGACTCCTCTACTCCCCAAGTCCATCCCTGCAATAAACCAGTTTGGGTCACCAAAGGGGATCTCCCCGTCATGGTGTCTCAGGCTGATCCAACTTCTTTGGGGGTTGGAACGCATCAGTGCCAAAAACAAAGCGTGCCGGTGCTCGTAGAGTTCGGCAAAAGTATGGTAGCCATCTGATTGGAGTTGGGTGCTTTCGTGTGTCATGGTACTGCTGTAGTTTAAATTTAAAGGAGGTTCCCCCTAAGGTATGCGATTGGTAGGGTAACTAAGCGATTTTGTAACTTCCCAAGGACAGAACATTCCCTAGTTACAATTGCTTCTATTGCCATCCAGTTGTTGCATTCGATGGTCCACCCATTCATACCCTCAATCGGTACTGAAACCTTGAAAAACCATTCGGTCATGAACGGTGTGATGTCCTCGGGTTCAGCAGCATCCGCAGTGATTACGGCTACCTGGCGCCCAGTTTCGTTGTCATACACGACTATACGGGCTTTGTAGGGGGTGTTTAAAACAAGTTTTGCTGTTACCTTGCAGTTCTTAACCATTGGTTAACCCCTTGGCGTCGTCATACAAAGCAATGCCCCACCTCAGAGCCCAACAACACCATAGGAAATGATAGGTGTATTCCGTGCAGTCGTATTCATAAAAGTCCTGGAACAAGTGAGGGTGGGCAC